CCGAACTTGTGCGCGGCGCGATTGACGCAAGAGCGCGGCACATCTCCAAACTGAAGGTCACGTTTGAAGGAAGCGCGAATCCGCGTCTGCAAGCGAAGATGCGGCTTGCGCCGAATAAGTTTCAAACGTACAGCCAGATGCTTTACCGTCTATCGACCATCTTGGACAACAGCAACACGGCGATTCTGACTCCTGTTTTTGATGACAACATGGTCATCACTGGATATATGCCGATATTGCCGCAGTATTGTTCCATCGTTGAATACAAGGACGAACCTTGGCTCCGTTATCAGTTTGGAAACGGAAAAATCGGCGCGGTTCGCATGAGCGAATCTGTTCTGATGACGCGGTTCCAATACAAGAACGATTTCTTCGGGGAATCGAATTCCGCATTGGACGAAACCATGAAATTGATCCATGTGCAGAATCAAGGTATCGAGGAAGCCGTGAAGAATTCCGTCACGTATCGGTTCATGGCACGGCTTGACAACTTCTCCAAGTCAACGGATCTGAAAGCCGAACGCGAACGTTTCGTGAAGAACAACATGTCGGACGGCAATTCGGGCGGTTTGCTTCTGTTCCCGAATTACTATGGCGACATTCGCCAAATCGAGCAGACGGCATACACGGTCGATGCGAAACAGCGCGAAATGATCGAGGAGAACGTGCATGATTACTTTGGCGTGAATCGCAAAGTCATGCAGAATTCTGCCGATGCGGATGAATTGGATTCCTTCTTTGAAGGGTGCATCGAGCCGTTCGCCATTCAGCTTTCCGAAGCTTGGACGATGGCGGCATTCTCCGAACGCGAACGAGCGCAAGGATCTAAAGTCATGGTTACGGCAAACCGGCTCCAATATATGTCCACAACGCAGAAGGTGTCAATGGCGCAACAGCTTCTGGACAGGGGCGTTATGAGCATCAACGAAGCGCGTGAACTGTTCAATTATGCGCCGGTTGACGGCGGTGATATCCGAACGATTCGCGGAGAATACAAGAATACCAACGAAATTGAGGTGCAGGAAGATGCCACAGAAAACTGATAGAGAATATCGAAATCTTGCCGAGGTGCTTGCACCAAGCGAGGATGAGAAACTGGTGCGCGGCTATGCCACCACGTTTGAAGAGCCGTATCTGCTTTACTCGGACGGAAGCTATGAACTGTGGGAAGTTGTTGACAGACATGCATTCGATAAAACGGATGTGTCCGATGTTATCATGCAGTATGACCATGAAGGCAGAGTTTTCGCCCGCACGAAGAACGGCACTCTGACGCTTGCCGCTGATGATCATGGCTTGCTCATCGAAGCGAACCTTGGCGGCACCGCCATCGGTCGGGAACTGTACGAAGAAATCAAGGGCGGCTACACGAACAAGATGTCCTTCGGATTCACCGTGCGCGGTGACGATTGGGACAGAAAAATGGAGAACGGCATAGAAATCTCGACAAGGCGTATCACCGACATCGGGAAACTATATGATGTTTCGGCGGTGTCCATTCCGGCGAACGATGCCACGGAAATCTCGGCTCGGAGTTTGGCAGACGGAGAGATTGCCAAGCTGACTGCGGAGCGACTGGAGCGCGAGAAGAAGGAAGCATTGGAACAGAAGAGGACAGCACTGCGGAACAGGATCAAGGAGACAAGCAATGGAAATCTATGAAACCATTGAAGCCATCGAGGAACGCATGAGTGCGATCAAGACCGAACTTGAAACGGCAGACGAAGCGCGGCTCGATGAACTGAACAAAGAGGTTGACGCTCTGGAAGCGCGTAAGGCAGAAATCCGTGCGGCTATTGAGGAGCGCAAGAAGGATGTTGCCGAAATCGTAAACGGCAACGGAACTGAAATCGAAAAAATTGAGGAGAGAAAAACCATGACCATCGAAGAAGTACGCAACTCTAAGGAGTATATCAATGCATTCGCCAACTACATCAAGACCGGCAAGGACGCGGAAGCCCGCGCACTGCTTACCGAGAACGTGAACGGCACTCTGCCGGTTCCGACCGTCATCGAGGGCAGAATCCGCACCGCGTGGGAACGCTCCGGCTTGATGGAACTCGTTCGTAAGACCTACGTTCGCGGTAACGTGAAGGTTGGCTTCGAACTGTCCGCGACCGGCGCGGTTGTCCATGTCGAAGGCACCGATGCTCCCGACCCCGAAACGCTCACGTTTGGTATCGCTGAACTGAAGGCAGAGTCCATCAAGAAGTACATCGAGATTTCCGATGAAGCGATGGACATGGGCGGCGAAGAATTCCTGTACTATGTCTATGACGAAATCACCTACCGCATCGCCAAGGAAGCGCAGAAGCAGTTGCTGACCAAGATTGCGGCTCTTCCTGCGGCGGCTACCGCGAATTCCGTTTCCGCGAACAAGGTTACCGGCACTCCGTCCCTTGGCATCGTTGCAACGGCTATTGCGAATCTGTCGGACGAAGCGGCGAATCCTGTCATCGTCATGAACAAGCTGACCTATGCGGCGTTCAAGGCGGCACAGTATGCGGCGCAGTATGCTGTCGATCCGTTTGAGAATCTGCCGGTTCACTTCGACAACTCGCTGAAGGCGTTCTCTGCGGCTTCTGCCGGTGATGTGTGGGCAATCGTTGGCGACTTCGGCACCGGCGCACAGGCGAACTTCCCGAACGGCGATGAAATCACGCTGAAGTTTGACCAGTATACTAAGGCTCCCGAAGATCTTGTCCGCATCATCGGGCGTGAATACATCGGCGTGAATGCGGTCGCTGACAAGGCGTTCGCTCTGCTCGTTAAGTAAGAACCTAAAGAAGGAGAGCCGAAACAATGTTGGAAGCAGTTAGGATAGCGTTGCGTATCACAACGAACGCGTATGACGATGAACTTCAAGCGTTGATCAAGGCGGCTCTGTGCGACATTGGACTTGTCGGTGTCGACACGGAGAAGTTGCTTGGCAGTCCGCTTGTTGTGCAAGCCGTTAAAACCTACGTTCGCATGAACTTCGGCTCTCCGTCTGACTATGACCGCTTGAAACGCTCATACGATGAGCAGAAGGCACAGATGCAGACGGCGACAGGATACGGCTTATGAAGCGATACGATGTCATTGACTTGATTCGTGAGAATCCGACCGTTCACGGCGTTTATGAAACGCCGGAAGAAAGTCTGCATCGTGTGTTCTGTGAGGTTCGTTCCGTCACACGAAGCGAGGTGTATCAAGCACTGGCGGTTGGCGTGAATGCGTCCATTGTATTCGTGCTGTCGCTTGCCGAAGATTACGCGAACGAGAAGGAGTTAATCTACAAAAACATTCGATATCGCGTCATCCGCACGTATATGGCAGATGACGGCATCGAATTAACGTGCGAGGTGAAGAATGGATAGACTTGAATCGGCTCTTGCCGGAACAGGGCTTCTGTTCGCCCGATACGCGTGGGATAAGGCACCGAATGGCGATTATGGTGTCATCTCGATATCGCATGGTGATGACTTCATCGCGGACGGACACCACGCCGAACGCGGGACGCATTTCTTTGTTGATTATTTCACGCGTGACACTTCGGATGCGCCGCGGAACACCATCGAGACGGCTCTGGACGGCGTTAGCGCGTTCAGCTTGCGTTCCGTTCAGCATGAGGACGAAACGAATTACATCCATTATGAATGGGTGGTGAATCTCATTGGCTAAACGGCGCGGACGCACGTTTCACTTCAACTTTGAAGGACTTGATGAGTATATCGACAAGGTTGACAAGCTCGGCGGCAAGTCTGACGGCATGGCGAAGCGGGCGTTATACGAAGGTGTTGCTGTTGTCGGTGAATCCATCCGGCAAGCTATCATTGCGCTTCCGTATCATCCGACAAAGGGCATATCACACGCACAGAAGGAAGGACTTCTTGACGGACTCGGCTTTTCTTTGATGAAACATCCGAAAAAGGGTGTTTGGTATGTCAAGATTGGCTTTGACGGATACAATTCGGTGCGAACGAAGAAGCATCCGAACGGTCAACCGAACGCGATGATTGCGGCGGCGGTGAATTCGGGGACGAGCAGACGAGCCAAGACCAACTTCATCTACAAGGCAGTCAATCGAGCAAAACAGCAAAGCATGTCTGCGATGAAAGTGCGTTTTGATGCGGACATAGAGAATCTTATGAAGGAGAAATAATATGGCGAATGGACGCGTATTAACTGGCTTTTCCAAGCCTTTTGTGGCAGTATACACCGAATCCAACGGAACCGTTTCTTACTCGGATGGTCAAATCCTTGCGCGGGGCGTGTCGGTTTCGTTGGAAGTGGAGTCTGCCGCTGATGACAATATCTTCTACTCCGACAATGTTGCGGCTGAAACGGTCGCAGGAACGTTCACTGGCGGCACGGCAACGCTGACTGTTGACGGTTTACTGTCTGCGGCAGAGAAACTGCTGTACGGACTTCCCACGGCAGGATCTGACGGCTTCACCGCTTATGGTGACGATGCGCGGATTCCGTATGTCGGCATCGGCTTTATCTGCCGCTACATGAGCGCGGGCGTGACTTCCTACGTGCCGGTCATCCTCAACAAGTGCCGCGCACAGTTTGGCGGTTTGGAAGCCGCAACGCAGGAAGAGGACATCGAGTGGCAGACACAAGAGATTGAATTCTCCGTCCTGCGCGATGATTCCGCGAATCATAACTGGAAGATGGTCGGTGCCGAGGTTGCGACCGAAGCGGCGGCAGAAGATAAGATTAAGACTTATCTGAACATCCAGTAAGCTATCATAGAGGGAACAAAAAATGAAAATCCACGGAAAAGAGATCGGTTTCGCGTTGACCATCGGTGCGTCAGTTGAGATTGCGAAGATGTGTCCGAATGGGGACATCAGAAAAATCGGTGAACTGCTTAACGGTGAGGATTACACCAAGACTGTCGAGATAAGCACCAAACTGATCAAGCTGATGAATGACGGCTTCTGTGGCATCGAGCGCATCAACGGCAGGACTGCCGAGCCGCTGACGGAAGAAGAGATTCTTCTGTTCACGCCGAAGGAACTGCACGATGTGACGGCAGAGGTGATGAAAACCTTTGTCGGAGATACCAAAGGCGAAGTGGAAACCGAACTAAAAAACGTAGACGAGGGAGCGCAGTAAAACTGTCGCTCCCTTGGCTTTTGTTCTACGGACATCACATTTTGCACATGACGCGGCAGGAAATCATCTATTGCCGCTTCGCTGAATTCATGGATTTGCTCTCCTGTTATGCGATCTATAACGGAGATGCGAAAGAGCGAAAGAAGATGTCCTTCGATGACGCATTGAATTTGAGGTGAAATTATGGCGGCGAACAGCATCGGACCGAAGATCCAAGTTGATGGCGTTGATTCATATTACAAGGACATACAGCGCATCATTCAACAGGGCAAGAATCTCGGCAAGCAGATGGAAGCGGTCGGAAACGATTTCGACAATGCCGGTGAAAAAACCTCTACCTTTGCCGAAGTGCTGAAGGCGAATCTGACTTCCGAAGCTATCATATCAGCCGTTAAGAATCTCGGCTCCGCACTTCGTGAAGTTGGTGCCGCTGTTTTAGATTTCGTTAAGGATTCCGTCAATGCCTACGCCGAACTGGAACAGAACATCGGCGGTTCCGAAGCTGTGTTTGGTGAATACGCCAAAGCTGTCCAAGGCTATGCCGCAGATGCTTACAAGACGATGGCTACCACGCAATCCGATTACTTGGCAACGGCGAACAAGATGGGCGCATTGTTCCAAGGATCTGGATTGACCGCACAGCGAAGCATGGAGCTGACTACACAAGCGATGCAACGTGCGGCAGATATGGCATCCGTCATGGGCATCGACACGCAGAGCGCATTGGACGCGGTTACCGGAGCGGCAAAGGGCAACTATACCATGATGGACAACTTAGGTGTTGCAATGAATGCAACAACTCTGGACGCTTACGCCATGTCTAAAGGATATGAAACGGCGTTCAACAAGATGTCCAATGCGGAGAAAGCCGAAATTGCGATGCAGTATTTCTTTGAGAAAACATCGCAGTATGCAGGAAACTTTGAACGCGAAGCAACGGAGACTATATCCGGCTCTCTCGGTCAACTGACGGCGGCTGTGCAGACATGGGTTGCAGGACTTGGCAACGCATCGGCAGATGTCACTCACTTGACGCAGAACATAGTGGATGCATTCAACAGCGTTGTCGCAAACGTGACTCCTGTTGTTCAAAACATCATCAGTCAGCTTCCTGTTGTGGTGCAAGCCGTCATTCCTGCTATCACATCGCTGTTTCCGCAACTGTTACAGACGGCGATTGAACTTGTCGGAACATTGGCAGATGGCGTTTTATCGTCCTTGCCGCAACTGATAGACACGGCAATTCCGTTGATTGTTGGATTTATCGAAGAAATCGTCAATAATCTGGATAAGATTATTGATACCGGCATCGATGTATTGCTTGCTCTGATCAACGGCATCATTAACGCATTGCCAAGGTTGATTGAAATGGCTCCGACAATCATCATGAAGGTAGCATCTGCACTCATCCAGAACACTCCGCAGATTCTTGCCGCAGGAATCCAGTTGATATTGGCGTTGATTCAAGGATTCCTCTACATGATTGGCGACATCGGCAAAGCAGTAAAGGATATCGGTAAGAAGATTGTAGAAACATTCAAGACTACGGATTTGAAAACCATCGGAACGAACATCATTAGAGGTTTGTGGGATGGTATTGTTGGCGCGGGAAAATGGTTGTGGAGCAAAATCACCGGCTTCTGCAACGATATCGTGAACAAATTCAAGTCCGCACTTGACATTCACAGTCCTTCGCGTGTGTTCGCTGATGTAATCGGTCAAAATATCGCCTACGGTATCGGTGAAGGCTATGAAGATGCCATGTCCGGCGTTGCGCGGAACATGACAGGATTGATTACACCGAACGCAAATGTTCGCACAACGAATCTCGGCGGCGTGAACATCGTTGTCAACGGTGCGGAAGGGCAGAACGTGAACGAATTGGCTGATATCGTGATGCAGAGAATGCAGAGCGCGGTCAGCAGAAGGGAAGCTGTGTTCGCATGATAACATTCAACGGCATATCATCCGATTCCATCGGTGTCATCGTGGAACGCATGCCGAATCGGTACGTTCCTACGCGGCGATTTGATCCTGCGGCGGTTGCCGGTCGCAATGGAGATGTGCTTCGCGTTGACGAATCATTTCCAAATGTCACACAGGAATATGAGGTGTATCTTTCTGCGGAATCGGTCGGACTTCCTGCTGTTGCAAGGGCATGCGCCGAATGGCTGTGCGCTCCGACCGGCTACGCAAGGCTGACGGATTCATACGATCAGACAGTGTTCCGCGAAGCGTATCTTGTCGAAGGATTCGACATCGAAAACGTAATGAACAAGTTTGGACGAGCAACGATATCGTTCAGTTGTAAACCGCAGAAGTTTCTGCTGACAGGGCAAGATGAAACCTCTGCGTTGACCGTAACGAATCCGACTCCCTTTATTGCTCGTCCTCTATTTACCGTCAGCGGCTCCGGCACGATAACCGTCAACGGAAAGACCATCACCGTTCTGGAAACTGTCACAGATTTCAAAATCGACTGCCAGTCCATGAACGCAGACGATAACACGAAGATATCCTGCTTGGATTTTCCGTATCTGATCGGCGGCGAAAATGTCATCACGCTTGATGGCATCACTTCGTTCAGCATGATTCCAAGGTGGTGGACACTATGATTCTGCTGTACGGAGCGAACGAAACGCAATTCACGGACAACGGCATTGGCGTATTGGCTGATGCCGTTACGTGCATTGTGACCGAGGAACGGAACGGTGCATTCGAATTAGAGATGCGTTATCCGATTAACGGAGTCCATTACAAGGATCTGCAATATCGGAACATCATCTTCGCCAAGCCGAACCCGTTCGATGAGCATCAGCCGTTTCGGATCTATCGCATCACGCGACCGCTTGACGGCATCGTGACCGTCTACGCATGGCATATCACGTATGACTTGAACGGAATTCCTGTCAAGCCGTTCCACACGTACACCATCGAAGGGACGCTTACCGCACTCCGAACGAATGCCGCAATCGAGAATCTGTTCACCTACTCTACGGATAAAGACGAAGGCATGAACGGAGAGGTTGTTGTCGATGTGCCGTTATCGGCTCGATACATTCTCGGCGGCATGGAAGGCTCTGTCCTGCAAACGTATCGCGGCGAATACAAGTATGACCGCTTTAATGTTGCTTTGCTGACGAATCGCGGCGCGAACAATGACGTTGTTCTGCGGTACGGAAAGAACATCGTCAGACTGGAACAGGACGAAAACTTCAGCAATCTGTACACCGGCGTTGCACCGTACTGGCGCGGCGATGAAGAATCCGTGTATCTGCCGGAAACCATCGTGTTCGTTACCGGCACGTATGACTTCGAACGCATCCTTCCTCTCGATCTGACGGAACGGTTTGAAACGGCTCCGAGCGAAGAGGATCTGCGTTCCGTAGCTGAAAGATACATCACGGACAACAATATCGGTGTGCCGACAGCTTCCGTCACAATCGACTATGCAATGGACTCCGAAATCGAATCTGTTCATCTGTGCGATACGGTCGGCGCGATATACACGGCTCTCGGCGTTCAAGTGTCCGCGAAATGCGTCCGCACGGTGTTCGATGCGTTACTGGACAGATACGCGGAGATAACGCTCGGACAGGCGAAGAGCAACTTCGCGGAAACCTACGCCGCGCAGAATCAGAATCTTACAAAGCGCATCCGTAGAATCGAATCCGATTATGCGACATCGGGCGAAATCCGCACGATTACGCGTGAGGAAATCAGCAACGATACATCTATTCTTCAGCAAGCAGAAGCAATCATTGCCAGTGCATTGGAAGAATATGTTCGCACATCGGATTATAACACATTCAGAAGCACGATACAGACCAATTTCAGCATCCTTGCCGGTGAGGTAGAAGCAGGATTTCAAAGCACGGCTTCCGATATCACGAATCTATCAAACAACACGGAACAGAGTTTTGCTTCTATCTATTCGTTCATTCGGCTCTTGGCTACCAAGACGGACGAACATGGAACGATTACACAGCAAGGCGGTATCGTCATTGGTGAGTCCACCAACGATATCAAACTGAAACTTGAAAACGATGTGTTGTACTTCTTCACCGGCGATGAAAAACTGGTCACGCCGGAAAACGCAATCGCATGGTTCGCTTCCAATCAGTTGTATGTCAATAACACCACAATCAACAATCTGACTCTTGGGAGCCGTGACAGTTACATGGATATCCGCATCATTGGTGAGAATGACAATATCTGCATGTTCTTCAGCGGGAGATTGAATTAATGGCATCGCATTATGTTACATTTAGGTACAACGGCAACGGCACAGGCGTGTCCGGCGTACCGTCCGCATCTACATCTTATTTCAATAACACTTCTGGTCAATATCCGTACACCGTCTACAAGAAGTTAGGCTCCGCGCCGTCTCGGAACTACTACAAATTCAAAGGATGGGCGCGTTCGTCCGGCTCTTCGTCCGGCTCCTCTGCGGGATCAAATTACAGCGTACTAATCCCGACAGCAGATACGGCAAGCGTCACGTATGATTTTTATGCGACATGGGAACATGTCAACGTAACGTGTACTTTTAATGCGAACGGCGGTTCTGGTGCGCCGTCTGCTATTACTCACTGGGGCGGCTATTCCATCGACATTCCTTCGACCATCCCGACACGTTCCGGCTATACGTTCGTGGGATGGGCGTTGTCTGCTGATGCCACATCTGCGTCCTATTATGCCGGACAGCAAGAGGTTCCGTTGTACGGCAATGTGACACTGTACGCGGTTTGGAGTCCTGCGAACAGTCAAATCGCTTCGGTTACATCGCCTATTCCGATTGACGGCTCAACGCAAGGGACACTTACCATCACAAGGTATGTTTCTTCGTATACGCACACCGTCACGATTCAGCTTTCAAGCACGTACAAGCAGACATTTAACAATGTCGGCACATCACTCTCGTTCACGCTTCCAACATCATGGCTTGCCGGTGTGCCGAACGCGACAAGCGCGTCTGTGACAGTCACCGTCACAACACTCAACGGTTCCACACAAGTTGGTTCTTCTGTATCGCAGACTATCACGGCGACTGTTCCGGCAAGCGTCAAACCGACAATATCGTCCGTCACGCCAACGTTCGTCAACAGCAATCCTGTTGTAGATGGATGGGGCATACTCCTACAAGGTTACAGCCAGTTACAGCTTGCTGTGTCAGCGTCCGCAGGATCTGGAGCATCAATCCAATCGTACACGTTCACAGGCTCCGCGATTTCAAAGACCGTCACAACAGCGTCTGCCGTTACCGATACGCTTCCTGCTGATGGAAGCCAAACGTGGACGGTCACCGTCACAGATTCACGCGGCAGGACAGCTTCGCAGACATACACGGCGACTGTGTACACGTATGCGGCACCAAGCATCGAATCAGTCACAGCGAATAGATCTGACTCGACAGGCGTGACAGATGTGACAAGCGGCACGTATCTGCATGCGATGGGAAAGTATGTGTTTTCGTCCGCAAACGGAAACAATACCGTTTCTGCCGTAATCCAATACAAGCGACACACAGATTCCACGTGGACGGTCGGACAGTCTGATGCCGCAAGCGAAACATGGTACACGTTCGGCGGCGGGAACATCGACATTGACAAGGCGTTTGATGTCGAACTGGTTGTCACAGATGCGCTCGGCTCGTCCGCAACGTACATCGTTGTGGTGCAATCCGTTGTCGGTTACTCGTTCGGCTTAAAGAATGACCGTGTTCGTTTCGGCGGCGTTGTGCAAAAGGCGGGATTCCAGAATGACCTTAATCTGGAGCAGAACGGCGACGCTGTGTTCAACGGCGGTTTTGCACTCGGAAACACGGCTCTCACAGAAACAGACTTGTCGAAACTGCTCACAACCGACATAACCAACATTCCGAGAACGGCATTTACACCAGCATCCGGACAATCTTACTCGCCATACGGCGGTTGTTGGTACGAACGGCACGGCAAAGTGTGCATCGTCCATATCGGCATCAGCGGGTTGACGGCGAACACGGACACGGCTGTATTCAACTTGCCGACAGAATTGATTCCGACCGCGACCGTTGTGTCTGCCGGAATTGGATACGCTTTGGCAAGCACGGACATTTGCAGAATGTTCGTGTTTGACGATGGGAGCGTTCATGTTCTGTCGCAGTCCGATGTCGCGCAAGCAAATGTTATGTATTTCGCTCTATAAGGAGACAATCTATGGCATCTACAAACATTATCAACGCCGTATTCGGAAGCGGAATCTGCGCCGTAACCACATCGGCATTCCGCGCCAACTACGGTATGAATCTGCGGTTCAGCGGCATCGAACTGCCCACCGCGTTTGAATGCGACTTTTCGAACTATGATGTGTCCGGCAAGGATTCCATCACCGCCATCGGGCAGAACGGCGAGGTGCAGATTCCCGACCAGTTATGGGATTCAGGGCTGAACATCTACGCCTACGTTTATCTGCATCCCACCGATGATTCGGGCGTGACGGTTTACACCGTAACCATTCCTGTCCTTGGTCGCCCGAACCGCACCGAAGAGACACCGACACCGCACGAACAGTCCGTAATCGAACAGGCTATCTCGGCTCTCAACGATGCGGTCGAGCAGACGGCGGCAGATGTGGAAACCACCACGGCGAACGCACAGGCAACGGCTCAGTCCGAAGCGAACGCGCTTTCCTATGCGAATCAAGCATCCGCTTCGGCAGGTGCGGCTTTGGCTTCGCAGAACGCGGCAGAATCCGCTCAACAGTCCGCAACGGAATCTGCTTCTGGCGCGGCTGAATCGGCTGAATCGGCGGCGACAAGTGCTGAATCGGCATACAACGATGCGGAACGTGCGGAACAGGCGGCGGCTTCTGCCGGATATCTCGATGT